CCTGTTACTTCTTCAAGAGGAACAGCATCATCGCTTATACCTACAGCTTCACGTTTTGTGGCGCTGGTGTCATAAGCAATACCTGTCCTTTGAGACTCTTCTGCTTTACCTACCTTAACAAAACCGTCCTCACCGCCTATATAACTTCCCTTTCCTTTATAGGTTTCAGAATCAAGCTTTCGTGTTGCTTCTTGTATTTCATCCACATTTTTTGTTAAGTAAGCACCTGCTAAACCGCCTAAAGCACCGCCACCTACAGCGCCTAAACCCGCTGAAGATACTCTTTCTTCTCCTTCGCCGCTTAAGAAACCATAAACAGCACCTTCAGCAGCGCCTAAACTGCCTACCTTTAATGCTCTATCTAACTTAGTACCTGCTTGTGCAATCTTCGCAATACCTGCACCGGGTATAAACAGACCCGCACCAAAACCTACTATGTCAATAGTCTGTGACGCATTAGGGTTAGCCTTCTCAAATGCGCGTAGTTCTGCACGAGACTGTTCTATAGCCTCACTCCAGTTAGCAGCCTCACCTGATAGAAGACGAACAGTAGCGTCTAACTCATCGCCAGCACCAACAGCAGCTTCAATAAAACCTGTTGTGGCAGAACGAAAAGTGTTGTAGTCTGTTTCTTCTTCCGTGAATAAATTACCAAATCTACCAACAGATGAAGGATCATCAAACAAATTAGAATACTTTGACATTAACTAAGTCCTCTAAAAGGATTTTGCTCTAGTTTAGCCTTAGCCCTAAAAGGGTTAACTAAACCCGGTTGTGTTATTAATTCTTCTTGAGTAGGTAGTTCTTTTTCTTCAACAAAATCTACAGGAAGGAAGCCCCCAGCCTTAAGAGCTTTTATAACATCTTCTCTGCTCTTGTTAGGATATTCACTCATAGCAGCTTCTATAACTTGAGATGGCGTTTCTTCAGGCTCATCCATAACCTTACCCTGAAGAGCTTCAAGTTGAGATATAGCTGATTGACGATCCCTTTGATATAACAAATTAGCCGCTTGGTTTATCATCTCTGGAGTAAGTTGCTCTTTCTTACCAAGAAGAGAAGAGGCATATATACGACCTTGAGTTAAGTAATCAGATGTCATTGGAGTATTAATTTTTATTTCTAAATTTTTAATCCTCTCTCTTTTTTCAGCTGCTTCACTTTCTGAAATTCTGTAATCTGCAATAGCTACACTTCTGTTTATAGCTGAAATTTCACTTTGTAATTTTTTCTCTAACTGCGATGCTCTTGCTCTTGCTCCAGAAACAGTCCAAGTTTCACCATTCCAATCCTTAGAAATTTCTTCGTATGCTTTTAAGGTTGGTTTTAACCCCTTTCTTAATTCTTCAGGAAGAGCTTCTAATTGCTCTTTATAATAAGCAACGCTAGGCGCTTTCTTTCTTTCAATACTATTTTCTTCAAATTTAATTAATGTTTCTGCATTTCTAAGTGAAGTGTTTACATAAGACTGTGCGGCGTTGCTAAACTCACCAGCGTTTAAAATAATTCTTTGAACTTCCTCTATGTCATCGTTTTGAATCGCCGTGTCGATATCTTTTGCATTATCAACTAACCACTGTTCAGACTCCATCTGCTTCTGAGCTTGTCCGGTTCTCCACTCATCCATCTTATATTTGTTGTACTGACGCATAGCTTCAGGGTCTTTTTTTAACTCTTCTAATCTTTTTTGTATGGCTAGTTTTGCAGGACCAGATACTGTTTCGTCCTGTAGTGCTTGCTCGCCTTGAACAATAGACTGCGCCTTGTTACCTACAGCTATCTTTTCTGCATTAGGACGCATACGCTGAAGATTAGTCATCTCTTGTCGTATCGCTTGTTTTTCTTGTAACGTAGTTGCTGTAGCCATCTGCCTACGAAGGTCTGCAATACGCTGAGTTAAGGCACTAACATCTCCTTGCTGTGCCGCTGCTACACCTTGTTCACTTAATTTAGTAGACTCATCATAACGGCTCAACTCTGCCTGTTGCTGTTGCTGTATAGCCCTCATCTGAGGAGCAGCACCAATACCACGCGCAGCAGTAAACAAACCTTCCTGATAAGAAGGCTGTAACATACTCTGTAAAAATGTTTGTGAAAACTTAGCCATGATTAACCTCGTTAGTCAATTATTCCAATAGCGCGACCGATTGAGCCAAGCCCTTCTCCAATACCACCAAACAAACCACCTAAGTCTCCAAGACCAGCAGCAGGAGTACTAACACCAGTAACCCTGTTAGTTTGTGGTGTAAACATACCAGCAAGAATGTTAGAACCTACGCCACCTAGCAGGTTAGCACGTGCTTGCTCCGCTAACAGACGAGCCTCTAAGCCAGACATCATAGTCTCACCAAAGAGTCCTGTACCGAACTGCTGAGCTTGCTGTGCAAGTTGTTGTTGTTGTATGCCGGGCTGTGCCGCAGCTAGTAACTGAGACTGAGGTATGTAACCAGCACCAAGGAACTGCTGTCCTAGTCCTGCTTGTTGCATCTGTTCTGCCTGAGCCTGCTGCATAGCACCTAACATAGACCTGTTACGGGCTTCTTCTTGCGCCGTAGCCATAGCCAACATCTCAGGAGTAGCACCACCGTAAGCAGCAGAGCTAACACCAAGACGTCCTTGTCCTGCTAAACGCTCCTCTAATGCAAGACGTTGACGTTCCTCTTCAGGACGCTGTGCTGCTCTCATACGCTCAAAGATAGCTTGCTCACGGGCTTGAGTAGGCTGTACTGCTTGACCAAAGAAACCACCTGCACCACTTAACAACTGTTGTTGTATGGCTTGCTCTTGAGGTGACAGTGTCATGCCTACTTCAAGACCCTGACCTGCTTGTTGTGTAGGCTGTTGAGCTGTGGTAGAAGGATAATATCTACCGTCTTGAATAGCTTTAATACCACCTTCTATAACACCTGTAGGCTTTCTTTGCATTTGAAATAACTGATCCATACCCGGAGGCAACATCATTGATGGCTGACCTATAGGCTGTGGTATTTCGGCAGGCATACCAGAGGTTGGAGGCATAGGCTGTCCCATGCTAGGCTGACCACCCATACGTGCAGAGAACATAGACCCAGTAGGAGTAGTAACAGTAAACGGTCTAAACTCTGACTCACGCTGTCCACGCTGTGCTACTTCCATAGCTCCGGGAATACGCTGACCATCTACAGTAACGCCTGTTAAGGACTGTGTGCCTATGTCACTAAGCCTGTCATACGCCTCTTTAGTCAACAACGAACCCGCAATAGCAGGTATCGCTGGTGAGATAGCAGAGCCTATCTGTTGCACTCCTCCAAAGATGTCACCAAGAACATTACCAGCACCGGTAAGGAATTGTTGAAATCCTGTAGGGTTTGCAGCGGCAAGCTGAGGAGATATATTAGCGTTACCCATAGTAGGTATGTTAAGCCCTCCTCCAGAAAGGCCACCACCCTGCCCAGTGTAACCCGGAAGGTTTAAGCCGCTTCCTAATCCGCCCTGTCCAGTGTAACCGGGAAGGTTTAAACTGTTTGGATTTATTATCATAGTAATTTACCTATCAAAGCCATTACGTTAATCTCCTGTAGTGACAAAGGAGAACCATCAATTTCTGATTCAAGACCTACCTGTACACTTGTTCCATATCCAGTGGTGTTTAAGCTACGTTGGTTTGTAAGTTGCCCACCTGTAAATTCTACTGTTGTATACTCGCTTTCACCGTAGAACCCAGTTATCTGAGTACCTACTGTAAACTCTGCTGTAGCGTATGTAGTATCAAAGTCATACGCCCACTTCATAAATACGACTGAGCTGTTAGCACCGACTAACGTAGGCTTTAGCTTCTTAAGTATTTTAATTCTTGCACTATCACCAAAGGTTAAGCTTGGGCTGTAGTACTTAAATCTGTAACCAGTACCGTTATCGCTGTAACCTGTATATGTGCTAATACCTGCTGTAGTGCCAACATATAACGTACCATCGTCAAGTCTTGTAAACGATGTAAAACTAGTAGACGGCCAACGAGTAACACGGTATGATCCATTCTCTAATGTGCCTCGTACGTCAAAACAGTACGTTACATCTTGACCTACAAAGGTAAGCAAATAAAAGCCTTCTTCTGGGCTATAGACAGACCTAAAAAATTGAGTCTCATTTTGTAGTGCAGCAATGATGTCCTTAGTAATGTTTCCTGACAAACTACTAATAGGCATTGACTTTTCTTGTATTGTTCTACCAAAACTTTTAAGACCAGTGTGTGACAAGAACAACAAGTCAGTACCTGTATACTGCACAGTGTCTCTGTTGACACAACCAATGCCAGCTACAGTGTCTGCTAAAGTCATAGAAGCAGGAGAGGTAGCCCCGTCATACACAATAATGCTGTGCTTACCAAAAATAATTAAGGCGTTGTTGTGGGCCGCTAAAGCTACAATCTCATCGTAGCCGTCAGGCCATACCTTAGAGATGTCTATGTTGCCGCTAGAACCGCCCGTCCAACTAATGCCGTCTAATAAATCAGACCAGTAAATAGTAGATTTGTTGGTGCTAAAGTCTGCCGTCCAGAGTCTTCCGTAAGCCGCTAACACTTCGTTGCCGTACATGGTGCTAGCAACACCGCTAGCGTGCGTATGGTCGCTCATGGCTTGTACAGCGCCAGAGGTGTTGTCATACACTAAAGGCTCAAAGCCGCGCTGAAACATGTAGATACGGTCGTTAAAGTCTACAAGCTTCCAGTTGTCTGCGTTAATACTATAGCCAGCAGGAGTCTCATCTACTAATGTAGCTGTACCGCTAATAATCTTGTTGTTACCAACAGAAAAAACCTTAGTGTTTCCTGCGTTGTCTCTAAACTCTTTGATAGCACGTAATGAATCAGTCCCTAGTACAGTCTTGTTTGTTGTAACAGCGGTGTGGCCCTTACGTGCAGCAATACGACCACGCTTGTCAATCACAGCGTTATCTGCAATTTCTGCAAACGACGGATCTTGAGCCAGCGGCGAGTCTTCGGTGTTAACACCTTTGAATGCCGGAGCTACAAGATTAATACTTTGAAGTTCTTGAGCCATATTAGATAGTCCTAAATACCATCTCTTCAGGATGCTTTGCTGCGTCAATAGCAATAGCGTCTGACAAGTACTGGTTAGCTATAGTAAAGTACTCAGCAGTAGACGTACCACCTGTTTCACCACGTTCACGTGCAAGCAACGCTACAGTTAAATGAATGACTGGCATAGAAGGAACAAGAAGAACGTCAGCGTCGGCAGACAGATCCGCTTGTCGTTTAACAGTATCTACACGTATGTTATATACACCGTCTGGTGTTGGTCCTACAAGGATCTGCGTATCACCGTTAGAATCTAGACCATTATAAGTATAATATTGCGGCGTTCCTTCTGAAGCGTTTCCAATGTATAGTGCTTCGTTAAACCAATCCTTAGTTTGATACTGCATAAAACAATTATGAGTATCGTTTAACATGGTCATAACTTTAATGTTATCGCCACCACCTGTTAGAGAGTATGTATTGTCTGAAGCAACAGTAGATATAATTAATGTTTCACGTAAAGCAGACCAATCAGCAGCCTGACCAACTAACGTCTTAGCATCGTTAATAAAATCACCTACCATCTTAACGTAGGTTGTACTGTTAACAGACGTTGTTTCTTCTTCACGAAGTCTGCGTAGTACGCTGTTCATAAGATTTAAATATGTCATACTAGCATTCCTTGTATCTTTAATGGCGTAGGCATTTTTCTAGGCGATAGCCCTTTTAAGAATGGATCAAACTTTATAACTTCTGGTTTAGAAAGCTGCGCTATCATTTGCTCTTGTTGTTGCCCTAAGCCTGTTAAGCCGCCTAAAAGACCTACTCCTAATCCTGCAATGCCTTGTCCAATACCACCTATCTGCGTTCCAAGACCAGCAACGTCTGACATCAATCCACCAATCTGCCCACCAATCTGACCAAACTGACCAGCAACACTACTCTCAAACGCTTGTTGTGCTTCGGCTTGGCTAATCTGGCCTGCTTGTAGTGCGTTAATGTCTACGTCAACATTAGAAAATAGTTGATTAACGTCCTCGCCAAATGCGTCAAACTGCCGACGTGTATTCTCATCTAGCTGTGTAACGTCACCTTGCACATTAA